AACGAACATGTTGCTGGCCCTGTAGAAACAAGCCACACATATCCCAGATACGTGCATATCGTTGGCGTTGCGTCGTAAAGGTATCAAGCTGGCTTTTTATTTTGCCGCCTTTAGGCAGTTTAATTTCCTCATCTTGAGGAATAATACCTTCAGCAATAAGAACAACGCCTTTATGCACTTTTTTTAGCCGCCTTTACTACAGGTTTAAGTTTTTTACCCAACTCAGCTAACTTGTCTTGGGCCGCTTTTGAGCGAGCAGCTTCAAAATCTTTTGAGCTTTGAGCTAAATCAGATGCACTTGCATCGCCTTGAGAGCCTTTATAAATACCATAAAGACCACCTAGGGTTGCACCAATAATTTGCCCAGGGGGACCAAATGGACTACCGGCTGCGGCACCAGACATAGCGCCTGAAACGCCGCCCATGGCTGCACCTCCTACATCCATTTTGTCTTTTTTAGGTTTATTGCGAACAATAACCGGAGTCATAGAGAAAGAGTTTTCTTTCATTATCTTTCCTTCGTCTCCCACCCCCCTAAAGGGGGTGGGAGACTTGAAAGGACTACATGCCCGAGAATCGAATCCCGCACAAAATAGCATTACGGTTGGGTTCTTTGCAGATCAACTCGTAGTACCACCGAACAAATCCTTCGAACTCATCACGGTTCGACAGACGGCTAAGGACGTTGCCGTCCAGGTCCGCCATGCCAAAGCTCTGAAGTTCGCAGATCGCCCAAGTGCTCGTCTTCAGGTAGACGACGATACCTTTGCCGCAGTGACGGCTCATCTTTACTGGAATGCCAGCAAAAGAATATGCGCTGTAGCCAGCTTCAGCCGTGCCTGCACCAGCCTGCACGTCTTTCTTAAACGTGCTAGCACCACCGGTAGCGGTAAAGCTAAGGAGCGAAGCATACTCCTGGCGGAAGATTGGATGCACATACAGGCAATCCGGGTTGTCCCCACCAAGGATCATGATTTCGTCCAGAATGCCCTGCATACGACCGAAGTCGAGCGCATCATTAGTAGCAACAGCTTTGGCATCAAGAGCCTGAACTGTTGAACGAAGCGGCGCATTTGCTGCTGTATTACGATCAACACCAAAGTGCGTTTGCAAACCAAGGTTTGCATACACGCCAAGCTGCTCAGCCTGAACAGCCGACTTACAAGCCGGAAGATCTAAACCGGGCGGAACAATTGCATCAGCCGTAAAGGTGCGAGCACCCAGTGCGCCACCACGCTTGCCGGTTTCAAGAACCTGGACCATCGCAGCAAACTCACCAGACATCGTTGAAAGAGTCAGTGTGCCAAGTTGAACAGGCTCGAGTTCAAGAGCGCCAGCTGTTAGCGAGCTAAAGTCAGCCATCATAACACCGTTAGCATTAGCATTGCTGTAGTCGTCAAGGCGAACAATGTTTACGCTGCAACGAGAGTTTGCATTAAAACCGTTATCAAGCTGTTGAAGCGAAAGCCCAACATCCTTGTTACCGGTAAATGCAAAACCCGCAGCGGGACCAGCGACACCAGCCGCAAGGTCAACACGGTCGTGGATAAAACCAACGCAGCCGCCACCAGTCCACATGGCTTGGTTTGCACGGATCTTAACGTCCGTTACAAGCCCATCCATTTCGGTCTGGACGTAAGTCGCAAAGCTGTTTGCAGTGGTCTTAGCCGATGCAATTGCAGGACCGGTCAGTGAGAATCGACCGTACAGGTACTTAGCAGTAACCGTAAGATCGACGTGACCTTGCTTGCCAGCAGCAGGAATTTCCGTGCCTTCATTCCGGAAACCAGTTCCGGTGTTACGAGAAACATGGACGGGGATAATAACTTTTTTACCCGACCAATCGACAGTAATCTTTTGAAAGAGTTCAACCATTTCTAGTTGGTTGTTAAGGGCTTCGATAATTGGCCCAAGGTAGAACTCTTTTAAGATCGCTTCTAAATCAGAAATTTGTACTGATGAAGTAGCCATTTTAATTTATCCTTATGAATTTAGGTACATTAACATAGCTTCTCTTGCTTCATCCATTGTTCTGGGTGCAACAGGATCAGCTAAGTGTTCCATACCTGAAGTTTGTTGTGACGAAGGTCGAGGCGGAACATTCTTAGGTTCTGCCTCTTGCTTCTGACTTTCTAAGTAACGAGCAATAGCTGCTTCCTCTACTTCGGAAACAAAGTGGTTGTACTGCTCAGCAACCTCTAGAGCACTTAAGTGACCGTTTTGAGCGATAGCTTCCCAGATATAATTTTCTGGGACATTAGGATATTCTGTTGTCGCAACAGCGATTTCAGTTTGAAGATCCATGTGCGCCATTTTAATTTGCATTTCCTGGTTGCTGTTTTCTAACTGCTTAAATTTAGTAGCCCAGCTATCAGGATCAGCTTCTTCATATTCGTCAGGCTCATATTCATAACTTGGTTGTTGTGGTTGCGCAGCTTGTTGAGCTCTTTGATTAATTTGCGCTTGAAGCTCCTCGAGTTGACGATCTCGGGCTGCAATTTCTTCTTGCAGATTTTTACGTCGTTCATTGACCTGACGAAAACGAGAGTAAGGAACTGCGTGTCCAGTTTCCTCTTCTTCTTCTTCTTCATAGTCTTCAGCTTCAGTAGCCTCAACAGAAGTTACTTCTTCTTCCTCTTGAACAACCTCTTCGTCTGCTTCGGGCTCCAGTTCCGCAGCTTGAACTTCAAGCTCTGGTTCCTCTTCCCCACGCAAACGAGCGATCATTCGCTCCTGGTCTTCTGGCGATAACATGCTCTATTCTCCCTTTCTACGAGGTTTAACGTCCCAAGTGACGATTATGAGAGACTGCTTAAAATGCTATGGATTTCTTGTCCGCTATCAACAGCAAAATCAGAATCCTTTACATTTTTCCACAGCTTGCCAGTGTTTGCCTCCCATTCAAGAATTTCTCGAATGGTTGTTGGTTTGTATGATTTTTGAACTTCTTCCGCAATCTCATCTATCTGGTCAAGGCCCATTAACGCAAGCGCTGTTGCAATGACCATATCATCATGCTGCCCCGAAGAAGCTTCGACCTTGCCCCTTGAGTTGTAATGCAAACGATTTGCTTCGGTTTTAAATCGGGGGCATTTTATATCTACCCATTTTCTGCTGACGTACTCATACAATCGAGAAAACATAAGGGGACGAGTTTTAACTGTTGTTTGAAATCCTAGTTGATTACGCCAACCGTTTGTTACTTTGTCAAAACTCGTTGTTCGATAAAAATTTGGGTAGCCTTCTTGCTGCAAATACTCATGGATACTTAAACCATAGCTATTTGTTTCTACTACAGCCAAAGCGCCATACTTTTTAGCTGCAACTAAAACGTGTTTTGCAAATAAACTCGGCGGAATACGCTCATAAAAACTAGCAACTGTTTTTAATGACTTAGGTTGCGTCGCATCTAGAATCATAAACGCACTATAGTCGCCGCCAGGGCTGCCAGATGCAGTATCTACGCCCATAAGGTAGACACCAAACTTTTTTGGACCTTCAAATTCAAGATATCCGGTAGATGAAGACGTAACATCAAACTTTTCTGGAAAAAATGGCGAGCCAGACTGGATAAATGCGTCTTCAGGGCGGGCTGGAAACTCCTGATTAAAGATATTCCAATTGTTTGCGCACTTTGTACGCAGCGTTTTAACCATCCAGTTGAATTGTTGCTCTGATAACTTTGTTTCGTAGCTATATTTAATTTCATCTTCAGTAGGATCACTAAAAGCCGGCTCTCCTAGCGCATAAGCACGGTCCATTTTCCAACTAAGAAACAATTTTGTGTAGCCATTATCACGGGACCACAGATCATACGCCTCATTCATGCCGTTGGCGGTAGATTCTAGTACGATCTTAGCGTTTTCAGTAGCTGTAGAAAACAAAGACGCAATGGTTTCTTCCATGTTGTGCCAAAATGCATACTCGGAAGCATGGATTAGTTGATAAGTCCCACCACGAAAGCTCTGACTTGAAGCAGAACCAATACGAATGCTGCTACCAGTAATAAATTTAATTTGATTTTCTCGAGCACGAACAGTCTCCAGTTTTAAAAAGTCAGGCAATTCATCATAAAACAAACGATAGATTTCAAAAATCTTTTTTACCGCTTCATCTGTGTGCGCAACAACCGCCACATTAGTATGCGGATTAAATAATGCCCTCCAAAAGAAATACGCCGCAATACCCGTCGTACTTCCTAGCTGGCGAGCCTTAAGCATCATTAAATTATCGTTACGTTTTAACGATCCGATAATATCTTTTTGCGCATCATTAAGCTGAAATCGTTCAAGCTTTGATCGCTTTGTTACAATTTTAAAATACTTTGTACAGTACTCAAAGTCCTGAGCGCAGCGAAGGATTTCGTTTTTAACGTCCGTCATTTAATATCTCAAGAACCAGTTTAAGGTTGCCCTCAACGTCTTCTAGTTCTTTTTCTATAACTTCTAGTTTTGTACCAATGCCTTTAATAACCTCGAGACGCTCGTCGTTATAAGTCGCAATGACTTTATCGTATCGGTCCCGAAGCGCAGTCTCCCGTTCAATATGACCTTGTGCCTGCTCTCTAAGTTGATCTTGAAAATTGTCCGTCATGGTATCCATGCGCTGGCTCATCTTGAGATACATCCAAAAGATAGCGCCACTAGCCAAGCCAAGCGCACCAAAGTCGGCAAGTAATTCAAGTAGGCTATTTTCCATGGTCGTCTTTTATAGGAGTTGACTTATCTGCTGCAAGCGCTTGTCGCTCAACTTTCTCTTCCATTGTACTCAAAACATCGAAAATCTGTGTGGTGGTCTTAGTCTTGTTCTCATCAAAGCCCCAGGTTTTACGGTCCATAGCTTGAATATTTTTGGCCACCTCAGACGCCACCTTAATTGTTAGCAACTGTCGGAATGGATCTTTGTGAGGATAGGCAAGCGCTCTTGCTGTCGCTTCATGTAAAAGGGCCTTGAGCGTATGACTCGCTCCTTTATGCTCGGCGAGAACATCTTCGATAGCAGCCGTTGCCTCAACCTTGGCGGTTTCAACCTTACGCTGAATCTCACGCCGTGCATGCTGTAAGATTGCACTTGGTGCATCCATGGCGTTGCGAGTCCAACCCTCTTTAGAAATCCAACGGCTAATGCTCCGAGAACTAATCCCGTGACGCTTAGCCAGTAACGCAGCCGATTCGCCGCTTTCCCACTCAGCACGAATAATAGAGCGAACAGTTTTGTGAACACGACCATGCGCCTCCTTCGGAACTTTTTTTATTTCGCCCGCTGGGGATCTCTCAAGGAGATCCACAGCGTAGCGATCCCTGCGCTGAACTTTTTCCCGCTCGCCACTAAACTCGTCAATTGCATCCTCTGCCGCTTCGTCCTCGTAAGCTTTACTGGATGCCCGATACCCTGATTTTCCCATCAAGCAACTCCTCTTCAGCTTTTGAACTCATGCCTTTGTTTGAAAGGTACTCACGAATTTCTGACGATGTATCTTCATGCAAAATTAAATGAGCATCCTGAATCCACATCGTAATTACACGCAAAGGATCTTTCATGTTTTTAGGATCTTCATTGTCTAACCTGAGAAGATCATCATAACAAGTTTGAGCACGCTTTACCCAAAGCTTATGTTTAGGAATCATCGTTGATGAATGACGGTTTTCTGTAATCATTAAAACCGTAGCTAACTCTGAACCGGTAATATTTTTTAAACCTTTAACATGCTGCTCTAAATTCATATCTGTCTCTTTGTGCAAACGGCACATGTGAAGACTTTCTAGAACTTGATGCATGCACTGAGCAAAAGCGCCCTCAAGTAAATGACGACTTAGCGTCGGTGTGTACTTTACATCCTCTACTCGCTTACGGCCCATGTCCCCTCCAGGTCATTCAGTTGTCCTTTATAGGAAAACTGTTACAGTTGAAAAGTGTATTATTAGGGTAGGAACGGAAAGGTCGGAGGAGGATCGGGTACTTCATGTACCGTATCTCAGTCCAAGTACTTCGAACTTCTCCCTGTAAGCCTACGCTGACTATCGTCAGCTGTCGCTGGCCCTCCAGCTTTCTTTCTTTGAAAGAGCTGGTAAGGTGCCAGCTTTTAAACGGCTTACATAGGAGACAAGCCATGGAAATCTTAACGTTCACTGACGTTCACGCTAAGCCTTCTCTCGGAGAGAAGGTGGTCTTTATCCCAGCGACTCTGCGAGTCGATGGGAAAGACAAGCCGGTCATCATTCGTACGAATGAAGACGGCTCCTTCTTCGTTCCGGTGAAGGATCGTACCGATCGCTCCCCTCGTTATTACCTTAAGTTTCGTTGCACGAAACTCAAGGCAAAACTCGAGAAGATCATCGGTACCGATCATGCCTTCCGTTGCGATTGCTACGCAATCAGCAAGGATGGCAAGACCGGATACTGCGGGTTTGATGCAAACTAAAGTTTGCCCAAACCACCAAAAGATTAGGGAGCCTTCGGCTCCCTTTTCTTTTGTCTCCGTTGTCCATCACCTCGTACTTGTACTTGTACTGCGGTACCTCATCAGTACTGCGCACTTGGTATTAGGTACTTTATCAGTACTGCGCACGAGTTATAGCAGTAGTCCTGTTACGAAGGGATACTGACAGGTATGCTGTGCCTTTCTCGCTTCGCTCGGTTGGCGTTCGCTCCTGCGTCGCTCCCAACCAGCCCCTCGGGTGAGGGCTGGTGTGGTGCCGCCCTGGCACGTAAACAGAAAGGTGTGCACAATGGAACTATCTACTTGTATTTTCGAAACTCTTACTGCTGATGGAACAGTAACCGAAAGGAACAAATCGGAACTTGGTAATCTTCGTATCGAAGATGTACCTTCTGTATTACTGAATGTAGATCACGAGGAACTTTCATTCATTACCGAACTACGACAACTGGGTGAAGAGTACGACACGACAGCACTGGTAGGTGTCGAACGGTGTCACAAGTGTGGATCGCACGATGATATTGCATGGCGTAGCAACGGTAAGGTGTCACGTCCTACATGCGGTGAATGCTTTATGAAACAAGAAGGTGATCGGTTACGCAACCATCGAGCACCATCATTTGATGACCAAGTATACTACAAGCGTTATTATGACTTGGATCTAGAACTTGCTTACACCCAAGGTGGTAAGCCTGGGTACATTGATTACGCACAGTACATTAAGGACGATGCACCTGGTCGTAGCGCTGGGTATTACCGTAATCCTGGTATTGATCGTAAGCGAATTTGTACAACTGATATTCGTACCAACTTTTACAAAAGAAAATAGTAGTGGCTCAGCACCCCGTGCGCTCCGGGTGAGCGCCGGGGATGCTGGCGTAAAAAGAAACATCGTAAAACATAAGGAGTAAAACGATGATTGATTTTGAATTTGAAGTAGAGAAGATTGCGAAAACTGCTGACGATGCATTGTGTACGATGGTACGTATTGTAAGTGAAAAAGCAAATACAACGAACCCCAAGTACGCTGGCACCTTCCGTATTGAGGATGAGGATCAGGCAGAGGGCACGTTACTTGTAAAGCCCAGCTTGCGTAAAGCGGTAGCTGCTTACGAGCAGGCGCACAAGGATGGTGAACTTGTACCTGTAGTTGTATTCGCAGACGGTATTGCGGTACCGCTTACAGTACAACGTAAGCGTATGTTTGAATCGCAGTAAGACGGTAAGGGGTAAGGGTACTTCGGTACCCTTACTCCTTATTTTTTATGGGTACATGTAGTTACTATTTCAGTACGGCTGACGCTTCAGTACGGGAGACAAAATGTTAGTTCATGAATTAATTCAAATGCTGTGTGATAACCCTAGTGGTTTGATTGAAGAGCTTAACACTAGACGCACTGCACTATGCCAAGAGCATGAGAAGCTAGAGAAGTCTATTACTAAACTGAACCAAGTCATGCGTATTGCTATTGATGTACGTGCTAGAAACATTCGCAACGAGCGAGAGATCAGTGAACTTCATGATGCATTAGAACATGTTGCTAAGCATTCAGATGGTGAAAGGTTAGACTTGTCTAACTTATATATACTGGGTGATGATGATTTACCTGAATCAGAATCAGCTTACTAATCCCCCTATCCCCCTTCCCCCCTTTAGGGGGGGAGGGGATAGGGTGTTAGACTATAACTATATGGAGGTCGCATGGAATTAATTCGCACACCTAAAGATTGGGATGAGTTAAATGAACTCATTAAAGATATGCGAGGTAGTCAGTCTGACTTAGCTCGTGTTGCTATCATGGCTTATAAGTTTGGCTATCGTACAGCTAAGGAGCACAAAGATGAGTAGCTGGTATGACCCACCTGAAGAGGGTCCTGGTGCGATTGCTGGACCTGATTGGTGGGTGACTACCTATCAGCACAATGAACGTGACGAGGAGATCGTCTGTGATTTCCATAGCTTCAAATTGCACCAGGTAAAAAACCTAGCCAAGGAAGGCTATGAAGTATTCATTCGATACGGCTATGCCTGGGCTATGGAAGAGGATGCTGATGAGTGGTTGTTCGCTGACTCATACGAAGATGCTCAAGGTGAAATAGGTGATCTCCTTCTCGAGGCGAAGGAGGCTATGGATGAAGCAGAAATGGAGGCTAAGTATGACCGAGACTGATTGGCGTGAGTCGGTATGGTACAGCCATCCAACTAAGGCAGGTGCTAAAGCACTAGAGATGTCAGAGAAATCTGCCGATTCTTTCTTTGTTGTAAAGGATAATCGCACAGGTATGTTCGGTGTTGGTCAGGGCACGGTCGAACCATCATGGTGTCGCATGTCTAAAGGCTTCGAGCTTATTGCTGTTATTCATCCTCGGAGTAACTGATGGGTACTATCCACAAGCCAACGAAGAAAGTATGGCAAGGCGTGCTCATTATGAGTGAGCTTATCTATACCAAGGACATGAAGAAACTTAAACAGTATGAGCGTGATGCTATACTGCGAGCAGTCCAATGGGCTGAGAAAACAAAGGAAGCTTATGAAGCAGAACAACTTGTACAACTTAAGCGTGAAGACGATCGGCGAGCTGCACTGCGAGCGGAGAGGATTCTGGCACAACAAGTGGATCGAAAGTCTGACACCTGAGCAGGCTGAATCTATTTACGATTGTCTTTTTGAAGCAGAAGAACTCCTTACTACACTACGCGATCTAATCAATAAGCATACCTCATGCGGTAATCCTAAAGAGCTAGAGCTAGAAGACGATGGCGAGTCACATCTGCGTGGCATGGAAGCCTTCGCTACGGGCGGTATGGATGCATACAATGAAGCCCGAGGTTACGGTGTAGTCACCGAAGATTAATCTTACGCCCTCCGCCCCTCGCTGAGCGAGAGGGGCGAGAGGGCTTGTCTAAATAATAAATGAATGGAGGTTCAGTATGACTGAGCTACTGAAAAAGTTTATCTTAAAAGTCTGGCTATGGATTGGATTACCACAACCTAAACCACGAGTATGTTTTGTTGAAGAACCATACGAACCACCAACATTTTCAGATGCATATGCTGCGCTAGAGAATTGGTACTGGCATGTCGTTCGTGAGTACGCAGATGAGTATGCAGATCAACGTGAAGATTCAATCAAGATGTTTATGGAACAGGAGGAACTCGACGATGAAGATGACGTGGATCACTGTGCTGTTGATGAGTACATGTATGAGTGGCTGCATGACCTATTGGATGGATGCGAAGAGGTTATATACACCGCCAGATCCAAGGCTGTATTGCTCGCCTCCTCCAACGAAGACTCTTACCTCGAAGAATTTGGCGAGGCTCCTTCCGACGTACACGCCGCAGCCTTTTGGGCTCTGCGTACTGACATTATGGAACGAGTATGACCTGGAAAGATAAAGGAAACTACAAGCCATATCCCGAATGGGCTCAGCGTGGTCCATGGATAGAGAAGAAATGTTATGTGTGCGGCATCAAGTTAGGTGGTGCTGTACCTAAACCATTCGCAGAAGAATTAATGTGTTTCGGATGTCCGGAGCCAAACGTGTCAGACCCCCAATGTAATATTCCGAAGGAGGAATTATGAGCGGTAGTGTTAGTGGAAGTATTGTAATTAACGAAGATGAGTTAGCTGAGTTTGTTCGATCAGAGATTGATAGCTCTGACTTCGGCTCGATGATGACTGACGCTGCTAGCGAAGCAATGAGTGACTGGGACTTGGATGAAATGCAATCCAGCATTCAAAAGTTAGATTCTAGTTTCGATCGTCACGATGACAGGCTTGATGATCTTGAGCGCAGCGTTAACGAGCTTATGGAATCAGGGACAAGCCCATCTACTGATGAAGATATGATTACGCGTTCATTCGAAGTAGATGCTGCGTTGAAAAAGCAGCATCAACGGATCTCAGAACTTGAGCACGCTGTGCTGTGTCTTTTTGAATATCTGCATGATTTGACTCAGCGTGATCTAGCTCGAGGGATCAAGCGTTTCAACGATAGCTTACAAGGAGGTGAGTAATGGAACTCGATGAACTAACAGAAGCGATAATCGCTAACCTTATGAAGCAGAACGAACTGCTTAGAGAAAGACTAAGGTTAGAGACAGAAGAAAACTATCGTCATCGTCAGCGTCTTATGGACGAAGAGGATGGGCTTCAATGGTAAACGACCCTAAAAAGGGCTGGTTATTTTTAGCAATCAATAAACAAATAGCTATGATTTTACTTGCTCTCGTAGAGGAAAAAATAAGGTCCCGCAGATACAGCAAAGCAGCAAAGAATGATCTTAATGTTCTTCAGATTATGTTGCTTGAAATTCTTGGAAGACATTTTGTTTTTAAAGACAGTGAGGAATCATGATTGTAGGTCGTTATATCTTTGGTCGTGTTGCTAGGCCCAAGCCTATTCGGGTCTTAAAAAACGGCACGCTTAGCACTGCTAAGAACCAGGATACTAACTCGACCAGGTATCTTGCTGCATGTCATAAACACCAGGTCCCAGTTGACCAAGAGTTTTTACAGCATCTTAACAACAGGGACAGACGTGCTTGGACTTCGGATATTGACTGGGTAATGACAGGTGATTCTATTCAGTATGCACTGGATGAGACACGGGCCATTGGCTTGCGCATGAAAGCTGAGTCAATTGTAGCACCTCGTAGTGTAGCAGCATGTAGGTTGTGTGACTGGAAAACGATGTGTCGCACTGATCCGACAGGTGACATCGACAATTGGTTTGGTGTTCGTGATCGCACGGGTGACTATAGCGGAGCAGGTAAGTCATACAAGGTTCCAGGCCGTGGACCATTACATCATGAACGTGCCTTTATCGTGTCGCCATCACAGTTGCGCAGCTACATGATGTGCCCACGTCAATGGTACTTTAGCTACAAGCGAAACAAAGAACCATCGAGACAAGAGTGGAGCAAGGTATCGGCTCCCCCCCCCCC